CTTTGTTCACGTACGGACGAGTAACATGAACTGAAGACCAAGGATTAACCTCGGCATCGCGATTATCAATCTCCTCTTTTGTGGTGGGCATCAAATTACCTTGAATATTAAGCACACGAGCTGCACGATAAGCTCGTACCATTAAATAAACCACACCAAGCATAGTTCCAACACCTGCAATATGGAGAATGTGATTATCGCGAATACGTTTAAAAAGGACGGGCATAACACCACGTGAATGGTGCAATCTCTCAAGAACAGCCTCACGTTTACGATACAATGCACGAGCATATAAAAACGAAATGCTAATTCCGAAAAATAGGGAAAGAAATGTACTTAAGAAAAAAGTACACAATGTTACAACCAAACCCCCTTTCCACGCTCGACGCGCGTCGGTTGTATCATCAAAAATTTCCCTAAGATGAATAAGCGTCAGTAAACGATCAACGTATTTGTTATTAAACATATATTCTGGAACGTAATTCATCCAATTAAACCACTTCGAATCAAAATGGGAAATTTGCTCAACCAATTGAGAAACTTTTATGGGTGGTTCAAAGAACGCTTGATTATTAAGTGGTTTAGTCCAGCTCACTTGTTCTAATTTTTGATCTAAATTAGTTGCAAAATTAACAACATCAATTTGGTTATCAAAATGAACTTTCGAATCTTTCTGGATATAATCGATAATTTGATAAATATCAAAAATACCAAGAGAACGTCGAAATTGATTTCTTTTATCATCACTAGGAACAAAAAGTTCGAAATCCCAAAAATCAGAAATAGTTGGAACACCCTCTGGGAACTTCTCACGAATAATTTTAGAATCCAATCGACCATCTGCTAAAGCATACTCCTTCTTAACAGTAACATAAAGTTGTGTAGGAAAACGCCGCACAATAGAATAAGGTTCATTCGAATATTGATCCGCAAGAACTGAAAGTGCCAAATTGGACGTACCAACGAGGCACTGCGGTTCAATAGAAACCTTACCCTTAAGGTCAGCTTCAGCTACATTAGCATACGAAGGAACATTGTTAACAATTTCAATAACACGTTCGACAGGTGACTTCTC